AACGGACGACTTGCTATGATTGGATCACTCGGAATGATTGTTCAAGAATTAGTTTCAAACCAACCTATTTTTTAGGATTATTTTACACAAGTTAACGTTAAAAAACACTTTCTATTTATCTATTATTGATTAACATAATAGATAAATAATATAAAAAAATATAAATATTAGAATATAAATGAAAATTGAATATCTACAAACACTTAAAAAACTATTTGTTATATACTTTACCGCTTTTCCATATCATCTTTATAATATTTCAAACCAAGATAGTAATTTTGCTTTGGTTGGTGTAAGTTACACATTAATATACGCTCAACAAAAATTTTGGTTTGCAAATATTTGTTCTATAATTTTTATTCACAATATTAAAAATATTGATTATTTTTATTTCAATATCGCTATTTTGATTTTGAGTATTTCTCTATATATAAACTCATTTTCTAAAGTAATATATGCAATTAAATATGTATAAAAAGCTATAAATAAAAAATCAATTTGTTTTTATTTATATAATCATTTTAAAATTCAATAACTTATTATAAAGAAATACAAGTATATTTATGAGATGATATAGATAAATTATTATAACCAACAAAATTATTGCAAATTTTACATATATATTTTTGTTTTTTAAATCGTTTATTTATTTTATATAGTTTTTCAATTATATTTTCAATTTTAAGGTAATTTGTATTTATTAATGATTGTTTAATATTTAAAAAATTATGATAGTTATTTTTAGATATATTAAAATTTAACGTATCGAAATTATTATTATTAGAATTAGATTCTATAATATTCAATAAATATTGATTTATCTTTTGTTGTTCAATATTTATATTTTCTTGTATTTTCATATTCAACTTTATTAAATTCGTTTCTGTATATAAATTTGTTATTGAATAATGATATGGATTTATTTTTTGTTCTTCTAATTTAACATATTTTTTTTCAAACTCCTTAAAATTATTATATTTTTTATATCCAAATATTTTAAAATCTATTTTAAAAAAATTATTTACAAAATTAAATGTTTCTTCATTATAAACGTTTATTATGTTTTTTATTTTAGAAAATTCTTCTGTAGAATTTAATTTAATATTATTAAAAATATAATTAACGTGTTTTATTTCCTTTATTCCTATATAAAATAGAATATTTATAAATTCATTATTTAAATTTTCCATTTTACCAATATAATGAATATTTAATTTATCTGAAAAATCTATTAGCTGGTCATACTGAGTAATAAAACTATGAAAAAATGCAATATTATTTATATTTTTATAATTTTGTACAAAAACATTAAAATCAGTATAAAAATCTTTATTTTCACTTGAATTTCTTATTTTTTGTAGATTATTTCCTAATAAATTTTTATATAAATAAGAATATGCGGAAAATAATCTTTCATATGGATTACGTACAAATGTAAATGTAAAATAATTTTTAAATAAATCAATATTAACATCTTGATGACTTAAAAAATAACGTAGTTTACCTAATTTTCTTATAGTATGCTTATCAGTATCTTCTTCAAAATTAATGTTTGTATTTTCATCAAAAAAATTTGAATAATTATTATGTAAATTATTTGTTATACATTCAAAACCGTAAAATTCACATAATATATTACGTATATAAACTCCTCCACATTTTGGATTATGAATATATATAGCTTTTAATTCATGATTTATAAATACCATAATCTTTTTATAATATAATTTTTATACTGTTATAACTCTAATATATCTATTTTTTATCAAAGAATTTTGTTAGACTTTGTACGCGATTTTTTTCATTATTTGTTTCTCTCAAATACTCATCAAATAACAATGCTTTCACTTCTTTATTTTTTAATTGTTCTAATTTAGTTTCGAATTTTTCCTCATCGTCCATACTTTTACGCAGCAAATCTATCTCTTTCTGAAATTTTTTACCTTTGGTAAGTGCCTTACCTTGCATTTCCCATATTTTCTCTAAAACTAATGCAAATACTTGCTGTACTGGTTTCATAATTTGATTTGTAATATAAAACGAATAATCTATTTTAATATTATTTTCTGTAATAAAAGATGGTGTTTCTATTTTTTCTCCTTGTAATGCTTTCTTATCATTACTTGCAATATAAACAAATGGTATACGGTCTCCTGGTCCTGGCTTACTACCTGGGTCTCTTGCGGTAATTCTATCTGCTAACACTTTATGTGCAATAGATTTTGGATTTTTATAACCAGAACGCAAAGATTTCGTTATAATTAGTTTATCCATTGCATATTTTTCATTTACAATATTCTGTAAACACGATTTTAAAAATTCAATTGCTTCTTTTATATTCTGCTTTTTCATTAAAATATCAATAATACCTCCATATATATCTTTTACAATTGGTGCATTATCACGTCGTTTTAACACAATTCCCATTTCTTTTCTTTTTCCCTTATTCGGATCAGTTTCATACAACATACCTACATATCTCTTTTTTGACAATAAACAAAATGGCATAAATGTTTTTTCATACTCTAAATCGTGTGGACCTTTTAAGAATTGAGATGCTAAATGAGCCGCTTCTTGAGCAATTTCAATTGTAATTTCTAATGCATCTTTACCTCGAATTGGAGTACCATCTGGTTTTTGCAGGTTAAATGTAAAGAATACAGAATCCGTGTCACCATATATGTACTCGGCTTTTGTTAATACCGGTCCAAATTTCTCTGTCTCGCACAATTTATTTCCATAACATTCTTCAATCACTCTTTTCGCATAAGTCAACAATTTTCTACCTGTTGCTGTAGTACAAGCAGCAATATCTTTTTCATAAAATGTACTTGTTTTGGCACCACACTGCCCATAAAGTGAATTTGCAGTTACTTTATAACCTAACTGACGCTGGTCTAATACATTTTTCATAAACTCATCCTTTTCTAACGGTATCATCTTTCTTGTGTCTTTTCTTGCTTTTAACAATTCCTTTAAAATAGAAGGCATAATTGCTTCTCCAACACCATTCGAATCTGGTTGTACAAATCTACAAACTTTATATCCACATCTTATTTTTTCAGCAGCCGCTTTTGGATTTTTTCTATGATATTTGTATGTATCATAGGTAATATCGACATATTCATAACCGTCTAAATTATCATATATATAATTTCCTAATTCATCTTTTTCACCCCATTCCTCAATTAAATTACCAGCTAAATCGTATTCTCTTGTCCATACCTTACTATCGTGTGATAAATTTTCACTAATCATTGAACTCGGATAGAGAGAAGCATAATCTACACAAGCAACCGGATTATCTAAATACAAATCACATTTAGGTTCTAATACAATTGCACCTTCATAACCATCATCTAAACTTCCTTTTTCCATTACAGGAAGCAATGTTCTTTTTTCTCTACACTTCTTCGCTACATAACTAGTTAATTTAATACCTTGACCTCTCATTACAAGGAAATTAATTGGCACACTACAAATTTTTGCCATTTCTATAAAACCAGTCAATATATCCGATTTATTAAATAGATAGTGGACTAAATTACAATCTTGAATACAATATTTCGCGATAACAGCTCTATCATCTGCAGTACCATTTGTCATTCTAAATATATCCTTTGGAGTTACATCATCTTTTGCTAAACACCAACGCACTTTTTTGTTTAAATCTGGATTTACTATTCCCGCAATTTTAAAACTATTATTTTCTTTATTTACTTCTATCACTGAATATTTTGCACCCTCTGCATAATAATCAACTGAATGACCTATTTCTTCAAAATGTATATAACTTCCTAATAATAATCCTGTCATATTGGATGTTTTTATTTCAGACTGTTCATCATCTGTATTATGTGTTATACTTTTTATAAAATCTCCTATAAAATTACCTGCTACATAGTCTAATTTATAGGATATCAAATTCGCTTCACGTCGATAAAAGTTATATAAATCCACTTGTAATCTGCCATTAATTTTAATAAATCGTAAATCGTGCTGACCACTTGCAATCTGAATACTACTTTCTTCAATCTTATATTTACCTGTGTCTTTGTCTTTGGTACCGCATATTTCTTCTTTATTTCTGGATAATTGTAAGAATTCTTCCACACAACCATTCTCCTCAGCTCTTCTAAACATAAATTCATAATCAAAACCAAATATATTATAACCAATAATTATATCTGGATTTTCTGTTTGAACCAACTTCTGCCACGCTAATAATACATCTTTTTCTGTATTATACGATTCTATTATAGTATTATCCATTGGTAGTTTGCTACACGTATTTAAAACAATACAATGATTCATATAAGGATCTTTCTCACCATAATTCATAAATGTGGAACCAATAAATGTTACTTTATCACCTTCTAGCTTTGGAAATTGTGAATTTAAAGAAACATTTATTTCATTTAATTTTGCATCTCGTTCTATTTTATTATCACATAACAAATCAACAATGGTTGCTTTTTTATCAATAGTAGTCTTAATATGAGACTTATAATTATTTTCCTCTTCGTCTTCATCAGCCCCCATTTTTTCAAATAGTGATTCTAATGTAGTAACTTCATTAAATGCAGATGTTTTTTCATAATTACGAATAGGTGTAGTTAACCATTTATCACATATTGAAACTAATGTGTCTTTTGATTCTGGTTTTTTTTTTGGATAAACTATATCAATTTCAACCATATTATCATAACCAAACGCAGATAATATTATTCTTTTTAATAATTGCTTACATAAATCATTTGTCATATTTATTTCTAATTTTTCAAAATATTCTAATATATTTGTTGCTAATTTTTTGTATGATTTAATAGGCACAGGAAAATCACCGTGACTACTACTAGCTTCTATATCAAAACTCATTATTTTATATGGTACTCTGGTTTCAATGTTATTTAGTGGAATTATATTATTATAATTTATAGAAAATTCAAAATCACAATTTGTATTTTTATATTCTGATTTAATTTCAATTGTTTTTTTCTTTGGTAAAGCTATCCAACCGGATGGACTTATATCTTTAATGTGAAAGAATCTTAACAAGGGTGGGATATTTGCTTCATATAGTTTTATATATGTATTATTGAAGAAATAACCTTCTTCTCCATCTTTATTTGTAATTAATTTATGTCCGTGGTGATAGTCTGTATACCACAAATTTTTAACTTTATTGAATGCACTAAAATTAATAAATTCTAATCTAATAAATTTATGCTCTTTTCCACCATCAAATCCATATAATTTTTTACGTTTAATAATTTTACATTCTGTTATGGAATCTTTGTAATAGTTTCCAATTTTTGATTTAATGTGAGCTAGAAATTGTTCTTTCATTTCTTTTGTCCATTTATCATTAACCATTACATAAAAGAATGGACGATAATCTTCCGCAAGAATAGAACAAGTTTTTCCTTTTTCATCAACACCAAATATTTGTATCATAAATTTTGTATTATCTTTATATGTATTATTATGCTCATCATCAGATGATTCTTTTGCATTTTCCTTACCGTTATATACATTAAAATCGAATATTCTGAATATATGTTCCATATTAATTTATTATATTAGTTTATGTTTATGTCTATTTCATTTCCGTAAATTTAATTCAATTTTATTCATTTAAAAATATATTGAATATAAACTATATAAATGAGTAAAAACCCCATTCAGGCTATAGCAGTATTTAATGATACAATTAAAGGTACCGTAAGGTTTACGGAGGATATAAATAATAATCAAGTGTTAATTGATGTTAATCTAGTTGGATTAAAATCAAATGGTTTACACGGATTTCACGTTCACGAAGCAGGTGATTTAACAGATAAATGTACTAGTATGTGTGCACATTTTAATCCTTATGGGAAAACACACGGTTGTCCAGGTACAAGAGAGAGACACGTTGGAGACTTAGGTAATTTACGTACAAATAGTAAAGGTGAAGCTAAATATACCTTTTATGATAATATGATTAAATTAAGAGGTACAAAAGCAAATATAATAGGTAGAGGATTAATTATACACGCTGATGAAGATGACTGTGGTAAAGGTGGAAATACAGAAAGCTTAAAAACTGGAAATGCCGGAAAACGCATTGCGTGTGCTGTCATTGGTTATTCTAAGGAAAACTTCAATTAAGATATTTATTATTGCGACCATATTTGCAATATTGTTTTTGAGAGAACCCTTTTGGGGACCTACAATTTATACTACGTTTATATTTGTTGGACCATTTTCTGGTTTTTTGTTTTCTGGTTCGATTATTTATTGTTTTTTTACCACCTTTTTTATTATATTGTTTATTATCTTTTGTTTTCAGATTGATCCATTCTACAAAAGAATCAATGGTTCTCTCTTTATTATCAATGGAACTATCTTCATAATTTTCTACTTCTGTTCCACCATTTGTGATATATCTCATTGTAGGAAATGCACTAGGTTCTCTTATTCCTTTTAATTTATCAGACAAAGTTTGGTCTATATCTACTATGACAATGTTATTATTATTTTTTGTATTTTTCAAAACATTTTTTAATTTTTCCCATTCAGGTCTTGTAGCATTACACGGACCGCAACCTTCCATATAAAAAAGAATAAATATTTGTATATCTTTATCGTGTACCATTGAATTTAACTTATCTATTAATGTTTTTCCGTTTTTATCTTTTACATCATAATTTTTCACATTAATAGTTATAAATACCATTATAATAAATAAACAGAAAATAAAGAGAAAATATTAAATAATTCTATTCACAATTTTATCCTCATTAAATATATAATGACTATACTAACTTTATTATTTATTATAGTATTTTTAATTGGACTCTTTTTTTACGCAAAATGTAGTAATCCTAAATACTCAGAAGGTTTAACGAATAACAGTAGTCAAGAACGTAGATGTCCAAATTTATTAATACAAAAAGGTTCTAGGTTTTATTTATATAATTCAAAGTTAGCACAAGTACCAGGAGTGAATCCTGTTGAGTTTGCTAATTTAGAAGATTACACGGAATTTTTAGATTGGCAAAGAAGTCAAGGAATTCGATGTCCTGTCTTATATTTACAAGAAACTTATGATGCCCAAGGTAACCGAGTATATAAGTCGCGACCGAGTGTTTCTGAGCCGCAAGCAGGATTACCACCAAGTATTGCAAGTTCGTCAGGAAATATGATAATGGAAAGTTCATTAGGAAATCCGAATGCATTGGCTTATCCAAATCCAACCCTTTTAGTAGATGCTACACGAAATGACCCACCGTATAATCATAATTCATATCCTGCATATGATAATACTGATTATTATGTTGGTACAACTACACCATTAGATGTGATGAATAATAAAGCAATTTCACCGACAAGTGGACCTAGTCCTAACGCTATGGCAGATAACTGGGGAGGAGCAGCTTATACTAAGAATCTAGTGGACCAAGGATATTATAAAGAAAATGAAGTACAAATCTATGTACCATAAAATATTATACTTTTAACATTTATTTTATAATGCCGAATTAATTTATAAAAATACTTAAAAGTAACGATACTTATTATATATTATATTATGAATAAATATATAATAACTATGATAAAAAATATATTTTCAAAAGAATTACCGAAACCGATGGGTAGATGGAGAATTGAACATAGTAATATACAAATTAACAATAAAATAGATTTATCAAATGAAGACCATTGTGGCCCTTGTGGACAATATGCGAAAAACCAAATTGAAAAGAAACAAACCAAGGATGTTAATAAAGACCCAAATAATTTTTATTTAGAAAAACCCAAATAATTTTTAATTATTTCTCGGCGACGTGCTGAAAAAAAATAGAAGATACTATTAAACAAACGTTAGATGATAAAAATATACCAGATGATATAATTAATAATATAAATAGTTATCGTTAATAGTATGTTTACAAGAAGAATAAGACACGAAAAATCAAGAAGAACTATTTATGACTGGTTCTCATTTCGCCAACTTCGTAATGAACTTATGAAAATGAGAAAAGGTGTAAATAAAAATAATACTATGATTTAATATTATTATTTTTATTATTATTTAATTTTAAGCAGTATTATCTATAAATTTCATAACACTATTAAGTGCTGTTTTTGCTTGTCCCATTTGTGATAGTTTTAATAAAGTTTCTCCTGGACTATCTTTATTAATAGATAGTGCCGTTTGTAACATTAAATTATTGATTAAATCATCTAAATTTAATATGACAGTTTCATAGTCACTTCTATATTTACTAATTAAAAGGGTATCTTGTAGTTTAATTGTTTTTGCTTTAATAATTGCTCCATAGTTAGCTGCATTACCTGCAACACCTGTACCTGTATTTTGTATATCATTACCGGATGCATCTGTCATACCTTCTTTAAAATTTAAATTTCTAAATATGATATATACTAGACAACAAATACCTAAAAATATAAATAAATTCATTAACTCGTTTTTCATTTATATAATATACTTTTATTTTTTCAATAAAAATTTTACTATATTCTCTATACTGGTTTTTGTTATTTTTCTTGTCTGACCTTTTGAATTCGTATATGTTGTATCTTGTAAGCATTTTGGATTTACTTCTAATTCTTTTATTAAAAATGTTAATGACTTAAATTTATTAATTATTGCTTGTGATGTTACTGAACTAATACCAGGTATTTGGCATAACATAATTTCATCAATGTTGTCTATAGTTATATTTTCCTTTTTTACTTTTTTAATAACACTAATATAATCTTTATCAGATGGTTCTTGTAATTGTATTTCTTCCTCTACAACTGCAGAGTTTTCTGTATTTTCGCCTCCATCTCCACCTCCACCTTTAATTTCAGTTACAACTTCTTTTGAATAGTTGTAATATCCTTTTTTACCAGATCCAATATCTTTTTCTAACTTGTAAACCATATTACATAAAATTAGGGCAGATTCTTCCATAGTAAATGACCTGAAAACAGAGAATCCTTTAAAGTAATTTAGAGAAAACATAGCTGAATATGCTGTAAGTTTTTCAATATTATTATCTTTAAAACGATTTACTCTATTTACATCCCCTTCAATGAGATAAATAATATTGTGATTATGATGATTGGAACCATTTAGCCTATAAGATTGCTCCTCATAACGTGAATCTTTAATACTAGCGAGTAAGTCATTAATAGTTTTTCTCTCTATAATGAGTTTATCTTCTTTTTCATCAGCAATAATAAAGTCTCCTAATGGTAGTGATTCTGTAACTACCTTTATTTTGCTAAATATAGGGATTGTTTGTACCAGTTTATTTATATGCGATAAAAGCTCGTTTTCTCTAACATCAACCTTAAGAAACATTAGTTATTAAATAATTTAATATTATCTTATTAAATCATTTTATTGTAATATAAATAATTTATATAATCCATCCATAAAGAGATTAACAATTTTAACCCATATTTCCACCGTGTGTAGCACGGTATCCATATTTTTGTGTTTGGATTGTTCTGTTAGGAATACAGAATTTTGGAATAGTTTGAGGAGCTCCAATCAACATAGGATTAGAACTCATAAACCAACCGACAGTAGGAGCCAGACCGGCTTTTTTTAAGCCACCACATACGTTTGTACGATTACAGATTGATGCTGCATTACGAGCTGATTTAGAACCAGACATATAAACCATTTTTATATACTACAAAAATATTTTAATTTTTGTATAGAAATTTAATCTAAATATTTAAAAATAAAACCTCCTGCTTTGTTTTGTTTTTTATATAAAACAGCCTTAATACTACTATAACAAATATTCAATTCTTTGCTTGCCTCTTTAATCGCAGCAAATGTTTTAATTTCATTCATTTCTGAATCACACTGAATAATTTTCCTTTTATTACCTTTTGTTAATCCGATTTTATGATTATGTAAATTATTTTCAGAGGACGTAACCCATTCTAAATTACAAGAAGAGTTATTAGTTTTATTTCCGTCGATATGATTCACAAAAGGTTTGTTTTCTAAATTATTAATAAATGTTTGTGCAACTAATCTATGTAAAGCATACTTGTTTATATTTACTCTTACATAAATATATCCTGTATGATGTGGTTTATAATCACCCATAATAACATTTTTTTTATTTTTAAATCTTCCTAAAGTGGAAACACAATAGTCTTCTATTTTCTGGTTATCAATAACAACTTCTCTCCATTCTTCATTATCTAAATTTTTATTTTCTATTTTTTCCCACTTGAAACCGAAAGATGATTTATAAATTCCTCTTATAGAACAACTTATAGAACTTCTTGCTGAATGTAAATTTGTCGTTAAATTTTGGGAAATAACCCATTTGGCTCCATCTTCAATTGAATTATACTTTTCTAATATATCATTTGTATTTGGATTTATCCTATAAATTTCTAAATTCTGATTGGTTGTTTGTGTTACTCCATTACTTCTGTGAATACTATTTTCTTTATTTGTAACCCATTCAAGATTATTTACATTATTATTTAAACTATTTTTATCTTTATGATTTACTTGAGGGTTATTATCTATGTTTTGAATAAAAGTTTGTGCTAGTAATCTATGTATATAATATGTGTTTAATTTAGATTTTTTACTTAATCCAACACAATAATAACCTCCTCTATTATATGCTTTTAATACTCTATTCGTTTTACAATTACGAACATTTCCCAAATTACTTACTTCATAATTTTCATAGTCCTCTATTTGTTTCCAGGTTTCACTCTCTGACATAGATATTATTATAGATATGTCTTTATATTCAAATAATTTATATATATTCAAACAATATAAAGCGTTTATAACATATTATTTATACAATGTATGAAACCAAAATTGGTCACGATGAAGATATTATCAAAACAGAAGAAGGACTTATATTTAACCCATATAATCCGTTAAATGCAAAGATTACATTGTGCGAAGTACAATCTATTCTTGATAAATATAATATACCTCCTCTCGTGCATAACATAGCATTATATGAGCGCGCATTTGTACATAAATCTTATACTAAACGTCCCCAATATGAAAATACATTGCAAAATATTACTATTGTCGAAAAACCAAATGATTGTATGCCTTTGAGTAGTAAATCAAATGAACGTTTAGAATTTTTAGGTGACGGTGTTTTAGAATGCGTAACAAAGTACTATTTATATCGACGATTCCCTAAAGAAAATGAGGGTTTTATGACAGAAAAAAAAATTGCTATTGTTAAGAATGAAGCTATTGGTAAAATTGCACTTGAAATGGGATTATATAAATGGTTAATTCTCTCTAAACACGCGGAAGAAAAAAAAATTCGTACTAATCTTAAAAAATTAGGTTGTTTATTTGAAGCCTTTATTGGTGCACTTTTTTTGGATTTTAATAAAATTACTGTGAAAGATGAAGAAAACTGGTTTCAACATATGTTTGTTACTGGTCCTGGTTTTCAAATGGCGCAAAAATTCATTGAAAATGTTTTTGAACATCATATTGATTGGATTGCACTTATTCAAAATGATGATAACTATAAAAATATACTACAAGTTAAAGTTCAAAAAGAATTCAAAGTTACCCCACATTATTTAGAAATTGAACACGACCCTGAATTAGGTTATAAAATGGGAGTATATTTATGTTTAGGTCAACAAATACATACATTATGCCATAATGATTCTGTTGATATTTCTTTTTTTAAAACATTCAAGTCTATACAAGAATATCTTGCAGAAACAAATAAAGCATTTATATTTATGGGTGAAGGACAACATAAAATTAAACGTAAAGCAGAACAAATCGCTTGTAATGAAGCATTAACTTTTATTAACGCACATAGTATACAAAATGATGACAATATTCTGGATGTATAAATATAAATATAAATATTATAATTCATTTTGTCAATACATAAAATATAAAAAAGTTTTATATATGGATTATATAAGCAATGAATCCTTTAGCGTCATTAAAACAAAAATTAATGATAAAACCAACAGTAGAAGAGAGAGAAAGAGTTGCTGTAATAATTAAAGGTGAGCCAAAACCTAGAAAAACAACTATAAAAATAGAACAACAAGAAACTCAAGTAAAAGAGGAAGGTGAAATATCAGAACAAGAACAAGGTGAAGAAGATGAATCTAAAAAACGAGTTATTACTGCACCTCTTATTGTTGATGAAACACAAAGAGGATATGATCGTGAGGCACTATTTAAAAAATTAAAAGAAAATAAATTAACTAAAGTTACATTACAACCTATAATTGAGTCTAAAATACTACAAGAACAATTGACTAAAACACTTCCTATTACTAGTATTAAAAAAGCTAAAAAATTAGAACTTTCAAAACCTTTAATAATTGAAGAAGAAGAGGAAGAAGAAGAGAAAGAGAAAGAGAAAGAACCAGAATCACCAGATGAGTTTATTATGAAACCTAAAAAGAAGGTTAATTTAGTAATTGAGGGTGAAGAAGAAGAGAGAGAGAAAGAAAAAGAACAAGAAATAATACCTATTACAGTACCTAAAAATAAACCTAGAAAAACATCTAAAGTACAAAAAGGTATTGCCGTTTTAGGACCTGAATCAGTCATTACCATTGGTGATACAGATATTACTTCTCGGTTACCAAAAAGAACACCTCCTATTAATATTAAAGTTTCAAGTTATTATATGAATAATAGAGAGATATTTGTTAATTTTATTAATTCACTTTTTGAACCATATAAAAAAGAACTTCAAGAAAATAAGGAAAATATTTCTTGCGATGATATTGGACAAAAAAGTACAAATTTCTCTCTTTTAACTCATCAAAAGATTGTTAGAGATTATATGAATCTTTATACACCATATAGAGGTCTTCTACTGTATCACGGTTTAGGATCAGGGAAAACTGCAACTTCTATTGCAATTGCTGAAGGGATGAAAGATTCTAAACGTATTATTATTATGACACCTGCTTCATTACGTGCTAATTATATTGAAGAACTTAAAAAAGCAGGAGACCTATTTTATAAAAGAAATCAATATTGGGAATGGATTTCTACCGTTGAACATCCAGAAGCGAGTGATACTATGTCTGCTGTATTAAATTTACCACGCGAATATATACATAGACACGGTGGTGCTTGGTTTATTAATATACAAAAAAAACCAAATTTTGATGAACTTAGCGATCTAGATAAAAGGTCATTAGATGAACAATTAAATGAAATGATTAACCAAAAATATCTATTTATTAACTATAACGGGTTACGTACTCAACGATTAGAAGAATTGACGGCTGGATATACTCGTAATATTTTTGATAATTCAGTGGTAATTATAGATGAAGCACATAATTTAATTAGTAGAATTGTAAATAAAATTAAAAAGGAAAAACCCATTTCAGAATCAAAAAAAGGAGAGAAAGAGACTCTTCCTATAAGTTTGTCTATGAAATTATATGAATTTTTATTAAGTGCAAAAAATGCACGCATTGTTTTATTATCTGGTACTCCTGTAATTAATTACCCGAATGAATTTGGAATACTTTTTAATATTTTAAGAGGCTATATAAAAACATGGAAAATACCATTAAACGTAAAGACCAACAAAAAAATCGATACATTTGCACTGCAAAATATGTTACTTGGTGAGAAATCTCTTGATTATATCGAATACTCTCCTTCTAGTAAAATACTTACTATTACTAGAAACCCATTTGGATTCAAAAATAAAATTAAAAAAGATTCCGGATATCAAGGTGTAAGTAATATTAAAAAAGATGAAAAAGGAAATGTTGATTTAGATGATGAGTTTTCTACAGATAATGATTTTGAACGAAAAATAATTAGTATTTTGAGACGCAATGAGATAGATGTTATACCAGATGGAATTGAAATTAAACATCGCAAAGCTCTACCGGATGACTTAGACGGTTTTTTAAATAGATATGTAAATGATAATGATAAAAGTGTTAAAAATATGGATGCGTTAAAACGACGTATTTTAGGTTTATCATCATATTTTCGCAGTGCACAAGAAAATCTATTACCAAAATATAGTAAAACGCTTGGAGTAGATTATCATATTATTCGCATACCAATGAGTAATTTTCAATTTAAAATATATGAATCCGCAAGACACGAAGAGAGAAAAACAGAAAAACCAAAAAAAGCACCGGGACCAGATGATCTTTTTAAAGATTCTTCTTCTACTTATCGCATATTTTCTCGTTTGTATTGTAATTATGTGATGCCAGAAAGACCATTGCCAATCGCAAGAAAAAAGAAGGAAGAAGACGACAAAAATGGTGATAATTTAGAACGATTATTAAAGGAGTCACAAAAGGATGAGAATAATCAAGATATAGGTGATGGAAGAGAGGGTGAAGTAGAAGGAGATGAAATTCTAGATAAAATTGGTGGGAATGATTATAAAGAGAGAATAGAGTTAGCGCTTAAAAATATTGAAAATAATTCTAATGATTTTTTAAGTCACGAAGCACTCCAAACATATAGTCCAAAATTTTTAAATATTCTGGAAAATATTCAAGACCCAGAATATATAGGTTTACATTTAGTTTATAGTCAATTTAGAACTATTGAAGGTATAGGTATATTTAGTTTGGTGTTAGATTACAATGGTTTCACCAGATTTAAAATTACGAAAAATTCAGCAGGAGTTTGGGTAATTGATATTCCAGAATCAAAAAGAGGAAAACCTACTTATGCATTATATACTGGAACTGAGACCTCAGAAGAAAAAGAAATAATTCGACATATTTATAACGGTGAATGGGATGATATCCCTCAAAATATTGCATCTGAGTTGAAAAAAATTGCAAATAATAATAACACTGGTGAAATTATTAAAGTATTTATGATTACATCATCTGGGTCCGAAGGTATTAATTTAAGAAATACACGTTATGTACATATTATGGAACCATATTGGCATCCTGTACGCACAGAACAAGTTATTGGACGTGCGCGTCGTATTTGTAGTCATAAAGCATTACCACAAGCTTTACAAACGGTTGAAGTATTCGTATATTTAATGATATTTTCACCAGAACAATTAAAATCTGATGAAGCTATAGAATTAAAACGTAAAGATTTAAGTAAAAGTCTACCTAAAGTGCCTTTAACTAGTGACCAGTTCTTATATGAAATTTCCGAAATTAAAGCAAACCTAACTTTACAACTTACAGATGCAATTAAAGAATCCGCATTTGATTGTTATATATATTCTAATGGTAAATGTGTTAATTTTGGAGACCCTACTAATACTAAATTTGCATCCGTTCCTGATTATGCTGAACAACAAAATGATATTACTGTACAAGCTAATAAAATGGCAATTGAATGGACAGGAAAGCCAGTAACATTAAATGGGATAACATATGTTTATCGCAGAATCAATAAAAAAATGTTATATATTTATGACAAAGATAGTTATGAAGCCGCTTTAAAAGACCCTACATTAATTCCATTACAAATTGGTACATTAGAAACAAATGAACACGGTGAACAAGTTTTTAAACAATTAGTAACATAAAGAGATAACGGCTTCTATCATAGTTTTATCATCTTCTGCCATAGAATAATAAAAACCACAAACATCATAATAATTTGATAATGTTTTTTGGTGTATTTTCTCAACAATATATTTTGAAAAAATTTTGATGTTTTTTAATACAAATTCTGTTTTTTTATATTCATTTGATAATAATATTCTTAAAGCGGTATTTCTTACCATTAAAGGATAATTATTATTATTATTTACAGAATTAACCAATCCAATCAAATTAACTGCAATAAATAATAAAATGAAATTCATATTTTAATATATCAGTATATTTATTTATATTTATTAATAAATATAATATTAATATAATCAATTTTATTATTTATTTTATTTAGATTGTAATATATTAAGTATTAAGTTAACTCTATCGTTCAGTATTTTAATTTGATTTTCTAAATTATTTAATTTGTTTTCACTTAAATTATTTAATTCAGATCTCCCATTTGTTAATACGTTTGAATTTTCATTACTTATTTTTTTTAATTTTTTAAAAATAGTATCCTCCATTATTTTATCGTTTTCTTGATATTCTCTCGTTTCATTAAAACCCCATGATACATTTTTTTTATTAATTGAAACATCCTCATTTATATCAGTGTCTGTATCTACATTTGTTGTAACTGTATTTTTTTCATTTTTAATCGATGTTTCTTGAGATTGTAACCAACCATCATTATTTTTACTAGATATATTTTTATTTATAACTTCGATTTCATAATTTCTTTGCATCATCATATTTTTTATTATTTTATCCATTTCCATAATAGGTTCTTCTACCAATTTATCAGTAAAGTCAGGAACTATAGGCACTTTAATAGTCATTGCATTATTAAACTCTTCTTGTCGATTATTTAAATCTTTTTCAAATTGACTTTTTCTATCATTATATATTTCTTCATATGTTATCGCTTCTTTTGGACCTTTCGGAATATCATTGTGTATTTTAATTTTATTTGGCTGTTTACTTGGATATATTTGTTTAATGTGTTCTAATAATAATATGATATATTTTTTATTCATATCCATTAATACATTCGTTTTTATTTTTTCACTATCGAAAAAACCCTTTAAATTTTGTGTAAATACTTGTAATACTTTATTTTGAATATCTTTTGATAAAAATTTAAAAATATCTTCATCTGTAATTACATCCCATAAAGTAGAAATATTTTCTTTACTCAAAAAACTATTTACTGACATTTAAATATATAAATAATTATCATTTATATTTATATATTTATAGCGCATCATTAAAATATATCTTTCTAAAATTTTGCATATATTCATCTTTTAATATATGTGTTTTTAAATAATAATCTGTTGTCTTATCTTCTAACATATGTACGATAAAATATAAACAATAAATACCACACTCTGTAGTACCATACTGGTGTTCTATACCTTCATTACTGTCCACTGAAAAAACAATCTTAGGGTTTAATGATAAACCTTGCTCTATAATTCTATTTATGAGATCTTTTATTTGCGCACCAGGCGGGTCACCTGTACTATCAAAGAAAAAAATTTGCTTTGTTTTAATGTTTATAAACATTGAAATCCAGTGTTGACCAGGTTTGTTATGAGGATCTGTGTTAAATATAATGCCAATTTTTGTTTTTTTGTTTTTAATTTGCTCTTTTAAACTAAAATTACATAATTCATCCCATACACATTCACCATATAGCTTTCTTGTGTCAAAATCAATTGGTGATGGTCCTATAAATTCAAAACACTTATATGCTTTTTCATATTGTTTCATAACATTCATTATATCTACACTTGATAACCATTCATTTGGATTATCCTTCCATTCTCTTGGTGATTCTGGTGCAAATGAATCACTCAACTCAATACCAACTGGACCTAATTCAGATTTTTGTTTTAACCAACACGACTCTTTATTACAAACATTACTAAAATATTCACTTAACAAACGATGAATTTCTTTTGGTGAATTAGTTTCTATTTTAACATCTGGATGTCTAGCATTCCACAAATCTCGTAATTTATATAAATTTTTATTGGTGTAACAAGTAAAATTATTTAATTCGTTTTTTGGTTTAGGACTACAATTTAATTTTTTCAAATTATTGATTTTTTTAAACTTTGGTGCAGCTGATCCATATTGGTTTATTATTTTTTTGTTTGTTTTTCGTTTTTTAATTGTTTTTTTTTTATAATTCTTTAAACCTTTTTTCTGAGTTATTATCTTCATATAAATTAGCGATATTTTTCTTTTTTCCTACATTTATATTTTAATCGTTTTGTTTTGTCAAATCTTTTACTTGACTTCTAGTGGAGTTAAAAAATATACTTGAACCTAAAATTTCTGGGTTAGGATTGGGATTAAATTCAGCAAAACTACCATTTTCAAATAATAAATTATGTGGTTGGCTAACAGTTTTTGTTTTAAAATTATAATTGTATAAGTCACTATAACTATTAGGAACATAAATAGATTGACTATATTTTTGTAATGCATAAATTTGGTTTCTTAATTCAGATTCTTTATTTATATTTGATGCAAAACCTGACCACGGTGATTGTGTATTACCTGGGTTAAATGTTTTATGTACATTAAATGTTGGCATTTGGACTAATGGAATCTTAGTTTCTTTTCTAGGATCTACTATGGGGAAATAGGAATATTTTGTTAAGACAGGACGAACATCTAAATATGGCTGTAATGGCTGCGATGGAATATTTCTATCCCAAATTCTTTTATTTGTTTCTGCTTGTATTTGTGAACAACTTTCTCTATTTTTACTATGTGGATTATTCATTAATATATTTATATATTATATTTTATATTTTTAAAATAATTATTTAAAATATATAAAGGTTTGTAACGATAATATAATAATGTGTGGAATTTTTGCATTACTAAACTATGAACATCTATCAAAAAAAACCATAATGAATGAATTTGAAAAAGGTAAAAAACGTGGACCTGAATTTTCTAAATTAGATTTTTTTATGAAATTAGCTTTAGGTTTTCATCGGTTAGCTATTAATGGATTAAATACTGAATCTAATCAACCATTAATTATTAATGATGTTGTGTTATTGTGTAATGGAGAAATTTATAATTATAAACAATTATATAATTATATTGGTGTAACTCCTACTACTGGTTCTGATTGTGAAGTTATTATTCATCTATTTATCAAATACGGCATTGAACAAACTGTCAGTATGTTAGATGGTGAATTTTCTTTTCTATTATATGATAATAGAATTTCACATAATCTTAATAATCAAGTTTACATAGTGCGCGACCCATTAGGAGTTAGACCATTATATTATTTTAAAAATAATATTTATCATTCCAGCACTTTATATGGTTTCGCATCTGAATTAAAATGTTTAACGGATATATATAATTTTAATAGTGAACAACTAACAATAGGCCAATTCACTCCTGGTACTTATTCGGTATTTAATTTGACTAATAAGTCAAATGCAATTTGGTTACCAGAACGTGAAAACATTCCATATTTTTTGCCGAGTTTTTCACACAGTTGGATGATTAATGACACTACCTCGCCTGTTTTTATTGAAGATATGTTTCCTAAAATTGCTAATTATTTAAATGCTGCAGTAAATAAAAGATGTCTTGCAACAGAGAGACCTATCGCCTGCTTACTGTCAGGCGGATTGGATAGTAGTCTTGTAACAGCTTTGGTTAATTATTTTTATGAAACTCACAATCTACCTAAAAAACTAGAAACATATAGTATTGGATTGCTTGGTTCGGAAGATTTAAAATATGCTAAAATTGTCGCTGATTATCTGGGTACTAATCATACTGAAATTATTGTAACCGAAAAAGAAATGTTTGATGCTATACCAGAAGTTATTATGGCAATTGAAAGTTATGATACTACAACCGTAAGAGCTAGTATTGGTAATTATCTTTTAGGTAAATATATAGCCAGTCATAGTGAAGCAAAAGTTATTCTAAATGGTGACGGTTCTGATGAATTATTCGGTGGGTATTTATATATGAATAAATGTCCAGATGATATTGAGTTTGATAAGGAAACAAGAAGATTGTTAAAAGATATTCACTTATTTGATGTTTTACGTTCTGATAAATCCATTTCATCTCACGGATTGGAACCACGTACTCCTTTTTTAGATAGAAGTCTTGTCAACTTTGTTTTATCTATACCACCTTATTTTAGAAATCATACAAATGTAAATAAATGTGAGAAATTTTTACTACGTAATAGTTTTACACTTAATCATTTTCAAGATTATAACGGACGATCTTTGTTACCTAGTGAAATCTTATGGCGAAAAAAAGAAGCGTTTAGTGATGGAGTTAGCAGTCAAGGAAGGTCGCTCTATAATATACTTCAAGAATTTATAGCTAATGACTTAAATATAGATGACAAAACAGATAAATATAAACCATGTATTGAAACTGAAAAATTATACTATAAAAAAATATTTGATGTTTTTTATGAAAATTGTTCTCATATCTTACCATATTTTTGGATGCCAAAGTATACTAATGCGAGTGACCCTAGCGCAAGAACATTAACATTTTATTAATTTTTTTTTGTATTTTATATAATCCTTGTATTCTTGTTTATAATACATTTTTTCCTCATAATCAGTTTGTATTTCTCTGTAATCTTCATAATAATCTTCATAATAATCTTCATAATAATCATTACTTGCTTGCATACATACAATAGAACAAAATTCATCCTTATATAAATAAGTATTTTTAATACAGTCACAATTTTTACAAGTAAAATTTAATAATAATTCATTAAGTAGTGATTTTATATTATTATTATGAATATTATAATGAATATTATGCATTTCATCAGGTAAATAACTAAATATGCTTTCAGAATTCATTTATTAATATATTGTTATTATTTTATATTCAAAATAATCTTATTAATATGATTCAATTTTTTTTATTTTGCAGTTAAAATAGCGTTTGAAATGTAAATTCAATATAGCACTTTGATTTTTTATATAAAATAATATTTTGTTATTTTATATAATGCACATTGACAAAAAACAATTGAATAATATTCAAGAATTTTTTTTTGATATTTTTATTTATTTATCTTATTTATTCCTATTTTTATCTTTGTTAGGAATATCTTTCATTTCTCCCCAAATTTTTATTGAGGTGAATAATTATGTACGAATTTATATTTGTTTATTTTTGATGTGGCGTTTTAATCCTCTCAGAAGTCAATACGAATTTACTAATTTAGACCGAAAAATAAGTTTCAGTGCTGGACTTTTCATATTGTCAACTACTGCATTAAATCAATATTTAGTTAATTCTGAAAATGTTTTTAAACGTTGGTTAATGACCAATCAAACGTAATTGAAGTAGAATTTACACCGTTTTCATCTATTTCTGTTACCGTTACTAGACAATCTGGAAAAATTGTTTTTATTTTTATAATTACTTCATTTTGTAGATCAGAGAATTTATTTTTAGGAAAATATTCCGTAAATACTGTCTCACCTTGTGTTGCTTTTTTTATAACACACTCACTTAAATGCTGTATTATTTTAAGTATAGAGTTTCTTCGAATTTCTTTTTGCGCTTGTTTATATAAGTCATTCAATTCTTGACGTGTATATTTTATATTACTTGAGCTTAACATTTCTAATATATTAATTATTCAATAACTTTATATCCTTTATGTTATAATTTACAAAGATATAAAGTTATTAAATATTTCTTTGTGTTTTATTTCTTTTTGAGTTAGTATTTTTCAGTGTTTTTGTATGTTTAACTTTTAATTTATTCGTTGTTTTAAAAAATTCTCTCAAATGTAGTGTTATTTGTTTACCTAACAAATTATCGATTTCATATTCTTTTGCTTCTTTTTTTATAATGTCATATTTATATCGTTTAAATTCTGTCATCATATATTCAGTAAAATCACTATCATTACCTATTATTTTTTTACCACATTTATTATTTTCAAAAATATGTATCATATCTTCAAATTTTAAATCGTGATAATATGGTTTTACATTAATATAATATATATTATCATTCGCCATATCAGGATAGTAAGTATCATCTAAAAAACAAATTTCCGCATCTTCTGGTATTCTAGTACACTTTATTAAATCTTGATGTGTTTTATTATGTGTTGACCTACATATTTCTACTAATTTACCATTTACTTTAAATGCGGATATAATTTGATTGAACAATTTTGCTTTTATTTTATTTTCAAAATAACTTACTATATGTTTTGCCCATTCTTTAGGTCCCTGATTATTAGTATATATTAACATTTTATGACAGCATTTTGAATGTTTCTTGCTTTTTAAGTAAGTTAGGATATTTATTATATTTGGTCTTAAAAACTCCGGAAATAAATCTAATATTTCATTAAAATCTTTTTGTGTTAAAGCATCTTTATTCTTTATATTTATATAATTTGATAAACAGTCCCAGAAAATACCATATTCTGTAAAATAACCTAATGTTTCATCTAAATCAAATACTACTATTTTCATTTACCTAATATATGTATAGTTTTTTAGATTCTCAAAATACTTTATTGTAAATAAGATTATATTTTATTTATATTTTACACATAAATAAAATATATAGTGATATTTTAATGATAACAACTAATTATATAACTGAAACAGAATTTAGAAATTGTGCATCGAATAATTTATCTAATCCACCACCATTTACATATATTAAAGATCAATCAGTAAAGTTTAACACTAATTACGATAAGTCTTCTTCTATATTTAAAGTTTTAGCTATAGATGATACATTTCACGATTTTAGTAAAGATCGTAATGGATATAATGCAAGTAAGTTTAATGCTGATGGACCTGCAAATTACTTGCTTACAGGTAAGTTTTTTACTGGAGATAATATATCTGATTATAAAAATATATTAAATTATGATGAATACAAAACTGCTACTGGCAAATTTGAAACAAAAGTTGCTACTTCTATAGACATTGTTAAAGGACTACAACCTGCGGATATTACAATTACATATGATGATATTATTAATGAATTTACTATTAATGAAAAAGATAAAACTATCAATGTTGGAAAAATTTTAAAACAAAAAGTAGAATTATCTAATGGGTCTATTCACTTATGTTTAAATATGAATAATCCTTTATTGAAAGATTTAGACCAAACCAAAGTTAATTTTTCAGATTATATATTTTATGTAACTAAAGGTGATAATAAAAAAATAGAGGACGCGAAACTTAAAATTTCAGCTTTTATTAGATGGTATTTACATTCGGATGATTTTGAAAATACGTTACCTAGTGAATCTATGAAAATTTTATCTGACGCAGGAATCTCTTTTTTAGGTGACTTTTTTAGTGTGGAAGGGTCAAACGTAACGCCTTTTGTAGCAATTCCTTGTTTTTTAGATTCAGCAAGCACATCTGTTTCATTATTAGACCCAACTATTGATATTGCATTTGAAACAATTACTGATGACTATATTATTCCTATTGTTTCTAATTATTTTTCGTGTGATAAATATTTTATGTGTTATTTATTAAATCCCGAATCTACTTTTGATAAAGATAATTTGTATAATTTTTCTGTTATTTTCTTAAATATTGATAATATACCAGAAACATTTAAAGATGTTAAGAATGATATTAGTGTTGTTGTAAGAAAAACTGCTAGTATACTTGATAAAGAATATATACAAGCTTGTACAAATATTAAGAATTTTACCGATGCCTACCCTGGATTAGTAGCTAGATACTATTTTGGTGAAGTTAAAAAAAATGCATCCGAAAATGATAATAGTAGTTGTGGTACTTGTGGTGCTGGAGTACCTTATCTCGGTAAAGTATTAGATACAATAATAAAAGCAAGAAATAATATTAAAAATCCAGGTATCAATGGTATTTGGTCATCAACTGCTATTACTAATATTAAAGAATCTTTCAATGATTTAAAAAAATTAGGTTCTTTAAATAGTAGAATACCTATAGCTGATGCTAGAATATTAAAATTATTTTGTTCTTCAGATACTAACACCAATACTTTTTGTAGTATACAACAACCTGAATTAGATTCATTATTTCAAATTCTTGCAGATTATAAAAGAACTGGAGATTATCAACAATCTTATACCGTACTAAAACAAATTCTACGCGAAGGTACTAATACAGGTTGCTATACTTTTTGCAGTGGTGATGAATTATCCACATTAGTTGGTAGACTATTGGGAGTACCTTCCATTTATCAAATCGCGAATGGCTCTACTTGTTCTCTTTATCGTTGTAATTTATTTAAAGCCCCTGTAGAAGAAAGAGTTAGACTTAAAATAACGAATGATATCGGAATTATTAGAAATTATATAGATAAAATTATATATAAATTTCAGTTAACATATGACTTTGTGAATGATTATTATATTAATATATGTACGTTACGACAACAACTTAGTGATTTCTTACAGAATATTTCACCAAGTGATGAAACTATATTTATAGCATTAAAATATTATAACGCGATTGAAGTGTTAAGTGAAATATTAGAAAAGTGCATTAATTTAACTACAAATACAGATGAAAATTATATAAATCAATTTTTATCAAAATTATATGCTGTACTTATTCAATACAAGGATATTAATGAAATTATTAATAATTCTTCCAATAAATTATCACTTGACCAATTTAGCAAAAATATATCTGAATGTTTGGTTGATATTGCAAAAATAGAAGATGGTAAAATGTTTGATGTATTTATTTATATTCAAGAAAACTTTCCCCTTGTTTTTATTAATAGTGAATTAAAATCTGACTTTTTTGATCCGTTAACTGATAAAGACAAAACAAAAACTCCCACTTTTAAAAGACCTGCTCTAGGATTAAATGTTAAAATGGGTAAGGATAATAATAAAGATAGTAAGTCATTAATTGATAATCTAAATAAATTGACATCTAGTAAAAAACCAAATGAACGCGCTCAAAGACACGTAGATGTTAAACAAAAAGAAATTGAAATACTATCTGATATATTTGTAAATAACTATAATAAATTTATTACTTCTTTTAAATCTTCTATCATATCAGAATATACAATCGGTTCATATAGTGATTTTAACTCTACCTATCTTGAAAAACGAATAAATCAGTTAACGACTAAGATAGATGATGTTATAAGTGAACAAAAAGAAAATTGTAATGAAACTGAAACTACATCTGATAATATTAAAAATATATTAATAAAATTCATTAAAAAATTTAAAGATATGAACTTACCACAAATCTTACCTCAAACAGGAGGAGGTAATAAAACCGGTATAAATCACTTATTAAACCAAACTGGTGGACTAATATCTAGTAAACAAGATTATAACAGATTCTGTATTTTTTATGAAATTCAAAAAATAGTTTTAAATGTTACAAACAAGTGTGCTATCTATATGAGTAATGTATCAAAACAATATTTTGTAAAAAATAATAATAATATTCAATTGCTTGAACTTTTGAATAATATAAGTAATGACTATGAAACAAATGACTTTTGTTCTCAGTTATTATTTGAACAAAATGATGATGTCAGTTTAGACGATGATAATAATGGTTTTGTAATTGCTTTAAAGCTTTTGGCAGAAAAATACACATATTCTGATATTATGCTTAATTCTACTAGTAATGATGGGTTATTAACAGTCAATGATATGTTAAATGCATTAAACTTACCTTACATTAAATTAATGATTTTATTATTATCATGGAACAAAGAAGAAAATATACAATTAGGTTGTACTTTAATTGACTGTGATTTAAGTGAAATTAATATTAGTAAAAATTATGGTAGTTATTCCACTATATATAATTATTTAACAGTTAATAATTCTACCATTTTAAGTATTTATTCAATAATGTGTTTTAGTTTAATAAATTATTATTATTATGGAGAAAAATCAATTTGTTTTTCTAAAACAGATTGTAAAAATTTTGCTGGTGAACTTTTTAAAACTTATGGAAGTAATCAAGGTTATATTTATTCAAATAATACACCACAAGTATTTCTACAACGTGATTTAGAAAGTATAAGTAATACCATTTATAGTGTTGCCTCTAATAAAATAGGTCTTACTAATACTGCAACAGGACCTGCATTCAATACTAGATATAAACGAACAATAGGCACAATTGGAGTTTCAAATAATCAAGGTACTCAAAAAAAAAAGAAAATTAATGGCGGTAATAAAACTGAAAAACAAAAAATAGGTACAATTGGAGGCCGAACTAATAATAAAAATTCTACCAAATCTAATAAAATACAAGCATCTAAATCAAGAGAAAGAGAAACTAGAAGAAGAAACTAACAAAAATATACTATTGACAAAAAGAGAGAATAAAATGGTCAAAAATAATATATTTATAAAATTAATATACACAATTATATAAATATATACAATGACCAATAAATATTATGATGTAATTATTGTTGGTAGTGGAATAGCAGGACTATACAGCGCATATAATATTAAAAAAATATCACCTACTACAAGCTTTCTTGTTCTTGAAAAATTTAAAAAAAAATGGATTGGTGGTAGAACTAGTAATGAAACTTTTTATGGCACCAATATTGTTACCGGTGCAGGTATCGGTAGAAAAGACACGAATCCCTTGTTAATTCACCTTATGAATGATTTAGATATACCATACACTGAATTTTTATCAAAAATGAACTATTCACCATTACTTAAACCTATTAATATTATTAAATTTATTAATCATTTGAAAATAGAATATAAAAAACACCCAGAATTGCATAGCAAAACGTTTAAGGAGTTTTTTATTCATTTTTATGGCGAGAAAGTATACAAACAATTCGTTATATCATCTGGTTACTCCGATTATGAAAATGCAGATACTTTAGAAACATTATATAATTATGGAATGGATGATAATACCGGAGGATGGACAGGACTTCATCTCAATTGGAAAAACTTGGTAAATAAGTTATATCATACAATCGGGATAAATCATTTTAAATTCTCTAGTAATGTCACTGAAATTAAAAAAATAAATAATAAACCTTGTTTATTTGAAATCAAAATAGAAAATGGTACTATATATCATTGTAATAAAGTTATTGTAGCCACTACTATATCTGGAATACAAAAACTTGTACCAAACGCTTCTAATAAAAATAGTATATATCAACAAATTCACGGACAACCTTTTTTACGTTTGTATGCTAAATTTGATAAAAAATCTAGTGAAATTCTTAAAAAATATGTGCCTAATTATACTATCGTACCTGGACCTCTTCAAAAGATAATTCCAATGGATGCTTCTAAAGGTGTTTATATGATTGCTTATAATGATAACGATAATGCGATTATTTTAAAAAAATACCTAGAAAACACCGCATCTAATAGAGAGTTATATTGTGATTTAATTGAAAAATCATTAGGTATACCTCACGGTAGCTTAAACATTACTGCAATTGTAGATTTCTACTGGCCTATTGGTACGCATTATTATGAACCTTTAAGAGGAAATTATAAGGATAGAGATGCGTTTGTAAATGAAGTACAACATCCAGAAAACGGTATGTTAGTTGTAGGTGAAGCTGTAAGTAGGTATCAAGGATGGGTAGAAGGTGCGTTGGAAAGTGTTAAAACGGTTTTAACGAAAAAATGGATATTAACGAATAATTGTTGATATAATAAATAAAAATTATATTATCCTTTTATAATATACAATGCATAATTCTCATTATGAAAATACAGAAGTTAAAACGCAATTAGGTGGTGGTAAAACTGTGCGTAAAGTCGTAATTAAAAATGGCAAAGGTTATAAGAGTGTTACAAAATTTAGAAATGGTAAAAAAGTGAAAACAGTAAAGAAACACATTCCTACAGGCCACACTCGTGACATTCTTCAAGGAAAATTTATTCCAGGATTATTTTCAGATTGTAATTGTAGAGAGAAAAGTAAAACAAGGAAAAATAAACTCGCATTATACAACTAATTTTTTGTAATGGAACGCAGTTAAATCATCTTCGCATAATTCATTTAACTTCATTATAGATTTTCTCTCTAATGCAATTATATCAGAACCGTTTTTATTTGAAACATTTTGTTTGACAGGTATATGAACGATTCTTGTAAATCCTATTTTTTGCAAAATTATTCTAAAATCCTCTTCTAAACTCTCAAATTTACCTATTAAATCTACACCACACGTGCCATCTACATTCTGAATTTGCGTACACTGATTCATAAAAGTGTGACCATATTCTATATCGGATACATTATATTTATTTTGATGTATATAACTAGAAAAATCAGTTTGTTTGTTTAATATAATATTTATATGCTTCCAACCAGATAATAGTCTATCATAAGGATTTCTAATAAAACAAAATTTAGTATATGTATTCCATTTTTCATCATCCATATTCATTGCACTATTTAAATATTTACTTGTTTTACAATATAAAAGTAAACCACACACTTTATTAAAAAAAGAATTATCATAAGTTGCATTTCCTGTAAATACTGGTTTGAAATATTGAGTTTTACATACTATATTATGGTCTGGGCGTCGTTTGGTTATTAATTCTAAGTAACTAATAAAACCATAATGTTTGACTAATGTTGGACCTATATAAGTACCACCTGTTTTAGGTATATGTATAAAAATAGCTTTTTTTTTGTGATTAATGTAAATCATTTTTAATATTATCTTCATTAATACTTTTATGTATTTTTTTCTCTTCATTCATTATTTCTGTACCAATTATTTTATTATAGAAAGTATTATTCCCTCTTTTACACATTTCTATTAAATCATATTTATTATTTTTATTTAAGATTAGATGTTTTGTATGTAAGTAAATAATTGAGTTGTTATTCTTATTGTTATTCTTATTATTATACATAATTAGTTAATTAGATATTATTTATACAATAATTAGTATAAATAATATATATTTATTTTGCTAAATGGTCTAAGGCAGATAGTAATATTAATTCTTGATTTGTTAGACGTTGAAATATTAAATTTTTGTCCATTGCAATTTGAAAATAACGTGTATTGTAACCATAATTTTTACAAACACAAAATACACCATCGTCTGTAATTTTCATTTCACAAAATATTGCTCCTTTTGTCAAATATATATTTGTTGGGTCCTCAATAGGTATCCACCTTATATAGGTACCATATTTCAAATCATTCATTTCATCAACATATTTATAATCTTTTAATTTAGATAATATCTCTAGTGTATCTTTTTTAGATAAATGCAATTCACCAATAATTTGTGCATTCATTTCTCTCAATTTATCACTTGTAAAATTAAATAAATTATCATTTGATTCGTCATCTAAAGCTTCTAATAATTTATTCACATCCATTACTATATACCTAATATAATTGAATTTTAAATTATATTTTAAAAAAATATAATTGTTTATTATATAAATATGAAAGAATTCTATGTTCATTTATTTCATATAATTTTAGTTAGTGGATTATTTTATTATATTGGTACTACGAGAGACAAAATACCTAAAATAATATTTCCTATGTTAATAGGCTTAGGTTGTTTCGTGATAATTTACCATATTTATAAAGCATTATTCAAAAATGATGCGTGGGTTAATTATATACATATTTTTTTAGTGGGACCTCTTTTGATTTATATTGGCTTATATCAAGATAAAACACCTCGTAAGTTTTTTGAAATAATATTAATGCTTGCATTTGCTAGTTTTGGTTATCACTTATACTACTTGTTAAAGGGTTAATAATAATGTTAATTTTAATTTAAAGATTTTATTACAATTTAGGGTATCTATGAAAATTGTAATAAAAGATAATAATCGAGTTTTAGAACAAGACGATACTAATGATCTAATTATAAATGATGGTGATATTATTATGTATCTAGGTATTTACCATAAAAAAATTTTTGATATTGTAGATGATATTATAGAAATACAAACACGTTTTATAGGTCAAATATATACCTATAGGGCAGATACAGATGGAATTACTGGTATATATATCGTGCCTTTATATATATGGAATAATATTAATAGCGAGTGGCATAAAATAGTCGATTATCAAGTGCCAACAACTAACTATTTTTTATATCCTCATCTATTAATGCTACCAGGAAAAGATTATCATTATAAACCTATTTATACATTACATACTTGTGAAAACTGTGACTTGGATAATTATAAAGATATAACAAAAACGTTTTGTTTACACAATAGCTAAGCTAATTGTTTTCTACCACGAACTTCCAAAACCACCACCTAAAACAGAGTTTGCTGCCATTGGTTCGCTAAAACCTTCTGATTGACCTGGGGTAGCTGCACCAACTAAAGGTGTAGGGTCTTGTTGATACATTGCATTATAATTTGGCATTTGTTGTGATGATGTGGATTGAGTTGTATTACTATTTCCATATGTTACATCATTTGTTGGTAACGAATTTATTGCAGTACCGTCTGTGTATAAAGATTGAGTAATAGGAGAGTTCATTATAGGTTGTCCTGTAATTTGTCCTGAAATTGGTTGACTCACTTTTACCGTACCAGTTTTACCGTTTTTGGCATTTTTATTATCTGTTTTACCTTCCCATAATTCGGAAATACGGTCCACTAAAATACTTACTTTTTCACCTAATTTAGTCTGTAAACTAAGTGTTATCATTAATATGGCTAAAATTACATATACAACGTGAAATTCTGGATATTTTAATCCACTATAAGTAGGAATATAGACAATAATTCTATTAATTATTAACAAACCTAAAAACATCACAATTACTTGAATGATTATTTCGGCTATTATCTCTAAACTTCCTTTTTTATCATCTGCTTCTGGCACATATTTTGACATCGTCTTGTTTAAAATTATAACAGGGATTATAGCTATTAATGAATACTGTATAATATTTAAAATGTCTCCTTTTGAATCGTCATCAAAATTAAATACATGCTTAAAAAACCCTATTTTTGAATCATCTGAACTATCCATATACCTATAGGGTATAATAAGAAATTAAAAATATAAAAAACGATTTTAATATAAAGAATTAACCATTATAGTTCGATATCCCTAGAGTTGATAAGTTTAGTAATGTATTTTTCAATCTTTAAGGCTGTAATTTTCAAAAATATTATGTTTTTATTAATTTGTTCTTATTCCTTTTCTTAATTATGAAATCTGCGTAAGTAATTTAAAAACAAAGTGTATATATTAAATATTAAAATGAGTAGTTCACGATCAATTGCTGCTGCTAGAGCAAGAAGAGCTGGGGAACCAGCGCCACCGGTTAGCGGAAACAGACCAGGTACTTCTATTAATTCCCACGCTGCATTTGCACCACAACAACCTATGCATCAATATCAAAGTATGCCTCCCACACCTAGTAATATTCGTATTGGTAAGTCGAGTCAATCTATGCCACCATCAACATCTTTTCAACCACCTTCTAATGGATTACCTTTCGCTAAACTTAGTGTATCTGATGCTATTGGGTTAATTACTTTACGTTTAGGAAGTGTGGAACAATTTATTATGGATTTCGAAAATAGTGAGCATAATACAAATCCAGATGGTAGCATAAATCTTCCTGAAAATTCAAAATTGATTGATAATAGTGTATTAACTAGTATTATGAACCGTTTGGATTCTATTGAGAAGAAAGAATCAAACAATACTTATAATAGTGATATTAATAAAGAAATTGGATTATTAAAAGAACGATCAAATAATCATAATGAGATGTTATTTAACATAGAACGTGAATTGATTGAAACAAAAGATATTCTTAAAACCTTAAATAATACGTTTGAAGTATTTGCCAAGAACACTAATGATAGATTTATTGATTATGAATATGCCATTTCAGAACTAGAAAAAAATATTCCAATTACGGATAATAACGGTACGGAATCATATCTGCAAACTTTTGATGACAATTTTGAAGAAAATTTAGACAATAATGAGACAGATAATATAGGGGTTGACCTTAAAAGCATTATACGACAAGAACTTGCAAATGAAACTAATTAAATTAACAAAATGTATTAAATAGACAATTTTAATATATGTAAGATGAAAGTAGTTATAACGGATAAACATAAAAAAGATTTATTTGTTGCATTGTTTCAAACGCTTAAAAATTGTTCAACTCTTGTCCGCGTTAATTTTCTAATTGATAAGTTATATATCCAAGGAATGGATAAATCACATATATGTTTATTTGATGTAAGTATACTTAAAAAGTGGTTTGACGAATACAGTGTTGATGAAGTTAATAGTGTGTGTTTTGATACTAATATTTTTCATTTAATTATTAGTACAAAAAGTGAAGGTTTAGATATTATTATTCACTCAGATACTGACGACACTTTAAATGTTGATTTAGTATGTGTTGAGCACTCCAAAGGTGACTTCAATAAATATTTTAAAATACCGCTTGCTGATTATGAACAGGAAGAAATGGTGATACCAACGGTTGATTATGATGCAGAATTTTCGATTTCGGCTAAAAAAATATGCGAGATTGTTTCTCAAATGATGACATTTGGTACGGATATCAATGTTAAATGCAGTGAAGAAAAAATTGATTTAATTACTAATGGTATAGCAGGCGAAATGATTGTTAACATTCCAATTGAAGATTTGACTGAATATAGTATTATTGAGGGTGAAGAGGTAAATCTTAGTTATAGCTTAAATTATATTAATAAGATGTGTCTAACCAATAAGTTATCTAATGAAATACAATTTTTTATTAGTCAACAATATCCTATGAAAATTACTTATGATTTAGGAGATGATAGTTCTATTGTTTTTTATATCGCTCCTAAAATTGTTGATTAATATTATTTACTTCGTTCGTTCTAGATGTTAAAAATTATTATTATTTTTATTTAAGATTACAATGAAAATAATAATAGGAACCTTTATATTTTGTATCGTTTTATTCATTTATTTACATATTCAATTTCATTTAAAAAAAAGTAATGACCTTGAAATGTATGAAATTGATCAACCTTCTAAAGATAAATTAGAAGAAATATGTGACCTAAGACAACCGGTTTTGTTCGATTTTGAATGTGAAAAAATAATGGAAACCACCAATAAAACTTTTATATCAAATAATTACCCGGCTTTTGAAGTGAAAATAAGAAATACCAAAGATGTTGATCCTAATAATGAATTATATATACCTTTGCCATTACATTCTGCTGTAAAGTTGTTTGCTGAAGATAAAACGAGTGTATATTTCTCTGAACATAATTCTGATTTTTTAGAGGAAACTGGAATTATTAAAAATTTCAAATATAATGATGAGTTTTTACGACCTTATATGGTTTCAAATTGTAACTATGATATTTTAATGAGTAGTAATAAAGTAGAAACTCCATTTAAATATGAACTTAACTACCGAAATTATTTACTTTTAACGCAAGGTAGTGCACAAATCAAAATGGCACCTCCACAAAGTGCTAAATATTTGTATCCTATCTATGATTATGAAAATTTTGAGTTTAAATCTCCAGTAAACCCTTGGTCACCTCAACCTAAATATGCTGCGGATTTCGATAAAATTAAATGTCTTGAGTTTACTTTGACGCCTGGTAAAACATTATTTATACCGGCTTATTGGTGGTACAGTATTAAACTTAATAATAATTCTAGTATTTCTTGTTTTAATTATAGAACGTATATGAATAATATTGCTATTATACCTTATATATCACTACACGCATTACAAATACAAAATGTTAAAAGAAATGTAGCGAAAAAGGTAAGTATAAATGAATTAAACAATGAAATTATATATCCGAATGATAATATTGAAGAAACTGTAAATACAAATACAGATACGATTCAGAACCCTATTATTCCCATTAATGAAAATACGCTTCCAGAAGTTTTACCAGGCTCACTTCAAACTGAGTTAGGTAGTGATATTAATTAAAATATTTACATATATTATGAAGACGAAATATAGAAGATGTTCACTCTTTCGTAAATCTAGAACTCGAAAAACTAGGAAACAAAAGAATGGATTTACCAAAAAAGGTGGATGAGGTAGTCCATTTATATTTTATAATAAACATTCTAAGAAAGGAGGATGAAATGGGTTTAACTATTAAATATAATTTTTATATATCTAACACCTTTTTTCATTTCAACACTGTTTTTTATATATGATAAGTATATAATGAAACATTCACAAACAAATCACTATACTATTATGTTTTTTATAATGATTTTATCTGGTTTATTATCAACAATGAATGTATGGGTTGATAAACTTGATGATATAAGATTTAGTATAAATGACGCATATATGATACTACTTATGAGTGGGTGGATGTTTTTATTTATGGGATTGTTTTATCAAGAAATAAGTGTATTTTTTATAGGTTTATCATTGATAGTAGTTAATATATGGTGTATTAGAAATCAATTTCTAATAACGGAATCACAATATAAATTAGGTATGATACCTCATCATTCAATGGCAGTTCATATGAGTAAAAAATTATTAGAAAAAGAAAATAATATAACACCATTTATTCAAAATATAATAAACACTCAAGAAAATGAGATTGTATTTTTGAAAAAATAGACATTAAAACATCATAAACCAAACAATATAAAAATTAACTTTGATAATTAGTATAATGGAAAGTAATAAAACATCTTATATAAAAACAGACGATAATAAAGTTATAAATGAAAGATATATTCGGTGGATTGCTCTTAAATTAGATGAATGTTTAGCTGTTTGTGTGAAGTCAGACGGGTGTGAAATGAATAGTACACATACTACACATAATATATGTAAAATAAATAATCCATCTAGTTATAATAAACTTAAGAAATTGATTGAGTAACTTTCTTATTGTATAAATAAATAAATAGTTAATAATTTTTGAATGACAAAACATTGCATCTTGAATGTTATAGTTTTTGAATAAAAATTATTATTTTTAACACCTAGTAAATATTATATTACAATAGATATAAAGATATAAATACAAAATATATATTAGACTAATTTATATATTTTAATGCAAAAATATAAGCTACTTGTAAATGATAGAAATTACAGTTCGTGGGAAATTTATGATGCAGATAAATTTAATAAAATACAAAATGTTGATATTAAGCCAGTAGAATGTAAATTATTTTCAAATGATATATTTTATTTAAATAATAACAATTCTATTACCATTTTGCATTCATCTATACGTTCAGGATCTCCAATGCCTGGTGTACTAGTAATTGCAGGTAACAAAACTTATGGACGACAAAATAATTTAGACGGTAAGCATATTGCTAAAAAAAACGGAAAATTATTATATAAATGTATACCAGATGATATGAGAATTCCATCCTTTTTAGTTCCTTATGAAATTAAACATATAGGATTTTCAAAAATGATTAAAAATTTATATGTAACTTTTACGTTTGATGAATGGGATACTAAACATCCTCTTGGTAAATTAAATAATGTTATTGGTCCGGTTGATATTCTTGACAATTTTTATGAATATCAGCTATATTGTAAGAGTTTAAATGCATCTATACAAAAATTTCAAAAGGATACGTCAAAAGCATTAGAAAATAAATCACACGAAGGTGTTATTAATACTCTTAAAAATAAATATCCGAATATTGAAGACCGTACAAATCAAAAATTATGGCATATATTTACTATTGACCCTCTAAATAGTCAGGATTTCGATGATGCATTTAGTATTATAGATAATGATGATGGAGTAAAGCAATTAAGTATATATATATCAAATGTAACATTATGGATTGATAGTCTTAATTTATGGGATTCATTTTCACGACGTATTTCCACCATTTATTTACCAGATAAAAAAAGACCTATGTTACCAACTATATTATCAGATTGTTTGTGTAGTTTACAAGAAAATGTTACTAGAATAGCTCTTGTTATGGATATTTTTATAAAAGATAACGATATAATAAATATAACATATAAAAACTGTTTTATAAAGGTAATAAAAAATTACATTTATGAAGAGAATAAATTACTAGGAGATTATAAGTATTTACAACTATTTGACACTACAAAAAGTCTATCTAAAAATTTCAAATACATAAATAATATTAGAAATAGTCACGATGTTGTATGTTATCTTATGATTTTTATGAACTTTCATTGCGCAAATGAATTAATTAAAACAAAATCTGGTATTTTTCGTTCAACTATAATGAAGAGAGAAATGATATTACCGGATACTATTCCAGAGGAAGTCTCTCAATTTATAAAAATATGGAGTAGTGCGTCTGGACAATACATTGATGGTGCAACAATAACAGATACAAGACACGAATTGTTAGATATGGATGCTTATATTCATATAACAAGTCCTATACGTAGGTTAGTGGATTTATTAAATATGATTAAATTTCAACAAACAAGCGGTATTCATACATTTTCAGAAAATGTGGATAAATTTTATAGTAAATGGATAGGAGATATTGATTATATAAATATAACTATGCGTTCAATTAGAAAAGTACAATGTGATTGTAATTTGTTAGATTTATGTCATACAAATTTACAAGTAATGGATAAAGAATATGACGGATATTTATTTGATAAAATATCTAGAAATGATGGTCTTTACCAATTTATAGTATATTTACCGGAAATTAAATTATCTTCCAGAGTAACAATGAGAGAAGACTGTAATAATTTTGATTGTAAAAAATTCAAGTTATTTCTCTTTAATGATGAAGAGAGATTCAAAAAAAAAATAAGATTACATTTATTATAACTTTAAAAAGAATTATATATTATTTATCAATCGTAACTTCTTTAGCAATTTTGCGAATAATTTTATCTTCTTTTTCACTGTCATTATCACCTAAACCACCCA